CTGTACTGTGGGTAAATTCCCAGCTTCCCTTAATGTCTGTACGGTAACGTACACGCCAAAAAACCACAGCGCTGGACTGCATTTGATCGGATACAAAAGCCTCTGCACCGCTATTCTCCAACACCATCAATTCCGCATAGCAAGATCCTTGCGTTGCGAATGTCCGCACCACTTGGCCGCTATCGTTCTGCGTAACGACCGGCGCGAATAGCTCTATGCGTCTGTCCAGCATTAGGCAAAATTGCGCTTGTATCTGAATAAAACACGATCAAAAAAGCGTAGGCGATCACTCGGTAAGTCGTCGCCGTAATCGTAACCAAATTTAACGCGCTGGTACACCGCGTGTATAGCATCTAAAGGCACGCTTGTGCCGAAGCCAGCGGCGTAGGTGATCTCTAATTTTTCGCCGATCACGGAGGGACAAACGATGCCGTTAAGCACCTCGTACGCTGTGTCCGCCACATCGTCTACCTCCACCAATGAAATTGCACCAATAGGCCAAATGGGAAGCTCGTAAGAGCTTACCCACTCGGTTACTATTGAAATTGTTGCACTCCCCAACGCCACGTGCGAATAACTCAAAGCCTCATCCATTGCTGCGTTATACAGCATAGTAAGTAGAGCGTCATCGGTAGAAGTGTCTACCCGACAGAACGCCTTTAACTCTGTTAAGTTAATAGCTTTTGGCGTGAAAGAAATGCTAATTGCCATCGTTTAAATAGTTACATCGTCAGCGATAACGAAGCTCTTCGCGCGCAAAATAGCCACATCCATAAACCTTTCTACGTAGATACGTACGGTAGACGAAAGCATTTCGGTATATGGATCAACAAGCAAGCTTGCACCTCCCCAAAATCCAATTTGCACATCGGAGAAATTACCGAACAACAAGCCGTAAGTATCGGGTGATCCAGTTACTTTTTTGCTTAAAGTCGTGCTGTGTACGTTGTAGCCGTTGGCTGTTTTGATTGGATCTAAAAGACCTTCTACCAAGAAGCGGCCAGAGCCAGCGTCTACCTTTGTTTTCTTAAGCTTCGCTACCACGTTAGGATGAGTAACGTAAGCAAGGTTGCCGTTCAAAGCGTTGTTAGACGCTAAAAGAGCCTCCATATCTACCAAGTCATCGTACGACAAAGCACCCAAAGCCAAATCTTGAGCAGTACCGTTCAATGCGGTAAAGATGCCAGTAGGCTGGTTAGAGGCACCAGTTCCGGTCAATACAGCAGCTTCCAAGCCTTGGTTGAAGGCGTTGTTCAGCTCTGCGATCATCCGAGCTTGGATACCGTGAGAATATTCCTGGCGTAGCAATTGATTGCTTACGGCAGCTGCAATTACAGCGCGCTTGGGTGACATAGTGATGGTGCTGAAAGTCAAATCCTGGGCAGTAGGCGCGCCAGTTTCTGTTTGCCATCCTAATGTGTAGGCTGTGTCTTGTACTGGAAATTGAACGTTTCCGGTCAAGTTTTCAGCCACAGAGCAAAGCTTTAGCATAGGCGTATTTGGGTACAAAAAGTCCACATAACGGCCAGGCTCGGTATATACCAAGTCACCGCCTAAATTTCCACCAGTACCACCAGTTACGCTGTTCAAACGCAATTCACGGCCCAAAAATTCGGGCATATGGATAGCTGCTTCTCCGCGTGTTTCAAGGCCCAAGCGCTTGCGCTCATTTAGTCCCTCTTGATGCATTTCGGCTTCCACTCCGGTGAATTTTCCGGTACGTGCTTCGTTGATCGCCTTGACGATGTTGAAGCCTCTTAAATCTTTTTTCTGGTTAGCATTCAAGCCTACATTTATAGCAGAAGAATCTACACCAGCAGCGGCATTTACGCCTTCGTTGTTGTTTTCCATTGTTGTTTTTGTTATTGGGTTAATTGCACTCTTTTCTTCTATCACCTCTACCACCGAGAGGGCAGCCTCCAGGCTTCTCATCGCCACAGCGGTAGACGGATTTGCACCTCTCGGCGTGAGGCTTATATCATAAATTTGTCCTACTTTGGAAATCACGCGCAAAGGCTTTGTCCCTTTCACGTTCTCCCACCGCTCTTCCTCTACGGTGAAGGCCCAGGAAGCCTGGTCTACATCACCGCGCGCTACAAGTGTGCGAGCCTCTTGGCCGGTAGCGGTGTCGGGTGCTTCAAATTCAAAATAAAGTCCCGTCTCATCGCTACGTAATTCGAGCGTTCCCTTACCCTTGTTTCTACGCGCCAATACAGCATCGTAATTATGATTAAGTAAGGCGTGGATATCGTAATTATCTAAATTTTCAAAGGCAGAGCGCTCTATGCGCTCGTCAAAAGCGCCCATATCATAGGCTAAATAGTTGGCAGCATAGCCAAAAATTTTACCCTCGGAAAGGCTCTCAAACGGTAGGCTGCGAATCTCCTTCTTCTCTGTTGATTTTTCCATTTTGCACGTCACCGATTAAGCTCATATGAGCTGGCTTGTTATACTCATCACCGCCTTCGATAGGCGGCATTCCTTCTTGATTTCTGATTTCATTGGCGGATATTACCCCGATATTCCAGTAGGATACGTTGCGCTGTACTTGCGCCTGGATATCTCCCCGCATCAAGCCTTTTAGATCCATTTCAAATTCAAATGATCCGGTAAGTAGCTTGTTCGTGAACTCCATCTCGATGCTCTCCGCCAAGGGCCGGATACAGTCGGAAACGAATTGCGCGTTTTGAGCCTCTATGCTGTTACCGTAGCTACCACCGTCTAAATGGCCGATTTTGTGTGGTGGCACGTGGAAAAGTCGGCAAATCTCTTCTACGCTAAAGCGCATAGTTGCGATAAATTCCGCCTCTTGCATAGACATAGCCACCGGCTTGTATTCTGCGCCTTCGGTAAGTACGGCCGTGCGGCCGCTGTTAGAGCCGGAGTAACGGCTGTCAAATTGCTTTCCGATCTCACGAACACGGTCAGCATCGCGGATACTGCCTTGCAATTGAAGGATTCCCTTTGGCATCGCGCCATTGCCATAGAATCCGCCGATATGCTTGGTTGCGGCCATAGCCGTACCTATCGTTTCCTTTGCGTAAAGTATTGGCGATAAGCCGTTTACGCCATCCATAGTAAAGGCTTTCAAATGGATGATTTGAGCTGGCAAAAGGTCTAACTGCACGCCATTAGGCGCAGAAACACGGTAGCGAAGCACTCCGCTGGTAGTGTCCAAGGTAACGTAGTCCGTATCCACGAGCTGCAAAGCACTTATCTGCCCACGGCTTTTGATGGGTAAAATATAGGCGTTACCTCTTAATAGCAATTGATTGATGATCGCACGCCGAAAGTCAAAGCTGTTGTAACTATCGCTTGGCTTCCTGGATACCAGGTAGTCCATTTGGTTTTTAACCCGGACCTTTCCGCCTTCGCTTTCGTTATACAAATGGAAAGGGAGGGAAGCAATAGTGTCAGCGATAAGGGAGATGCAGCTATATACAGCTGCTACCGTAGGCGCGTTGGATGAATTAACGCTCTCCCCGGCGCTGGTGCTTTGACCGCCCCAAAGAGCGTACATTAAAGGCGTTGGGTTGATGATCCCACCTATAAATTGAGCGGCGCGTGTAAAGACGTTGGGCATAATACAATATTAGTGCAAGTGGTGTATACTTGCAAATTTTTATACAAAAATAATATCTTCGGCGTTATACGCGCTACTGTTGGCTTGCGCGTTGTGAACATACCCAGCAAGCGCCGTTATTAAGGCCGCCATACCGTCTATACGGTCGGGTGCTGCGTCTTTCTTGAATGTCCAGTTATCATTCTTATCTATATGCAAGCTTGTGTTAGCCACGTGCCAGGCTGTTACCGGGTTACCGTTATGTCCTATCTTCTTTTGGTGAACAAGGCGGTACAGTAGCTTCATCGGTTCATTGACCATCAGTACGCCTTGGCGTACCTCAAAACAAAATTTCTGACCAAACTTTTGCCGTACCTGGTCTATCGTTTCGGCAGCGTTCCAAGGATCGAAGAAAATAGCCTCCACCGGGTACTTGTCGCAAAGTTCGAATATCTTTTGCACGCGGTCGGGCGTGGTGTTTACTTCTCCTTTGATTACGTCTACATCACCGTTTTTAATCCAATTCTTGACTAAATTAGGGTATTTGTTCTGCCTCTTGGTCATTGCGTGGGTGGTTATCTGATAGTATTGTTTGGTGTAAAATTTATCCGAGCCGTTCCAAAAGAGTAGGACATAAGCAGTCCAGTCGTTTACGGCCGCCAAGTCAACACCCATATAACAGCGCCATTGTCCAATGTTTTTAGGTATCGCTGTTTCGCACTTGAGCCATTGGCCCAGCTCAATGTAGGGATGTGAGCTACCGGCCCATTGGTTAAGGTGCAGTTTTCGTAAGGATAGTAAGGTAGGCTCATCGTGTTTGGCTGTATGGCTTAATTCTTTTAGATATTCGTAGGTAACGGTAACGCCAAGGCTTGGGTTGGCTTTCTTCCATACCTCTGGATCGTGTGGGTTTTCCGTATCGGCAGCGCCGTAGATGATGGGTAAAAAGCTTTGGTCT